GCTGCGACCTTCCTCGGAATCGTGGCTGCGGTTGGTGCGGTCATTGCCGTGGGTACGGTTCTCTATCAGAACTGGGACACCATAAAGCAGAAAGGCGCGGAGCTGTGGAGTTCTATCACTTCCACATGGGAAGGCATCAAGACAACGATCAGCAATGCGATTGAAGGAGCAAAGACAGCCGTCAGCGATGCCATCGAAGCAATCAAAGGCTTGTTTAACTTTCAGATTACATGGCCACACATTCCGCTTCCGCATTTTAGCGTGAGCGGTTCAGCAAATCCTTTGGACTGGCTGAAGGAAGGCATTCCGAAGATTTCGGTGGACTGGTATGCGAAAGCACAGAATCAGCCATATTACTTTAACCAGCCGAGCATCATCGGTGTCGGCGATGTTCCTGAAGTGGTCATCGGTGCGGATGCATTCAGACGGATGACAGGCAACAGCGTGACAGTGGCTCCGGTGGTCAACGTGTACGGCAACGTGAACGATTACGATGCACTTGCGCGGAAGATTTCAGACAAGATCAACAGCGACATCGTGAGAAAGATGAGGGTGTACTAATGGCACGTACTTTGACATACGCAGGAAAAAACCTAACGGATTTCAGCGTTTGGTGGGATAACAGCCGGATATTTAACAAACCGCCGAAACTGTATCAGTCTTTCGACATACCGAACAGGAACGGAACACTGCTGTCGTCACTGAACAAATTTGAAAACATTCAGATCGAATACGATTGTTTCATCAAAGACAATTTCAAAGACAACTACAACGACCTGATTGATTTCCTCACTTCGTTTAACACATATCAGAGACTGGAGAACAGCGAAGAGCCGGAAACATATCGCATGGGAGTCTTCCGTGCTGAAGTATCAACCGAAACAGGGCAGTTCTTGAAAGACGGACGGTTCACACTGGTCTTTGATTGTAAACCGCAGAACTTCTACAAGAGCGGTGACGAGCTTCAGGAGATTGCTGTCAGTTTGCAAGGGAATCAGTGGTCGGACACATCCGACAATATTGACGGCATCGACCTCACTTATACAGGAAATGGTTATTATATTTTGTCCGGCACTAAATACACAACAACCATAGCAACACGGTTGGTAAACATTCCGATTCCTTCCGCAGGAACTTGGGACATCAGCCTTCGAGTGATTCGTCCTGACCAGTATCTCGGCAGAACTACATCGGTCTTTGTAAATAATCGAAGGATTTACCTCGACCAGTCTTCAACCGTCAATCTGCAAGTGGTCACGGCAGAAGCAAGCTCAGTCAGCTTCAGAATAGAGATCGATGGCGGTGGAACAATTAACGCTGAGATGATGGCTTCACTTACACAGCGAATTCAGAGAACCTTTTTGATAAATCCTTCTCGGAAGGCTTCGAGACCGCTGTTTGTTTATGAAACAGTAGGAACGAGAGCGACAATCGTGGTCGCAGGAGACACATCCATCACTTACTCACCGCCGAGCGGAGCAACCGACAGCGATGGCACACTTTACATCGACTGCGAACTGATGGATTGCTACTTGTTAAAGAGCAACGGGCAAACGGTCAACTATAATCCGTTTGTCAATTTTACAAACGATTTCCCTGAACTGGAAGAAGGGCAGAACATAGTTTATGTAACAAACGGCACGGCATATGTTGCTCCGAGGTGGTGGCGGTTATGATCCCTTACGTAATGGATGACAGCAAGACCCTCGCTGAAATCGTAGCCGACACATCGAACGGACTCGGAAGGCTTGCGGAGTGTATGGAAGCACCAGTCACCGAAGGACTGGACGGTCAGTACACTTCCACAATGGTCATTCCAAAGGCAGCATATAACAGCGGACTCGTTCACAAAAACGGCATCATCAAGCTGAAGGCAAACGGAAACGATGACCCTCAGTTGTTCAGAGTAGTGAGGTTCAAGGAAACATTATCGAGCGGACTGATCGAGTGCGACCTAGAGCACATCAGTTATGACCTGAATAAAACCATCATCGCAATCGGCACAAACGGCGGTGTAAATATAGACAGGTTATCTTTCCTAATGGATATTTTGAACGGCAATCGCCCAGCCTTTGCTCCAGTGTATCCAAGCGGAGTATTTACTGCTACAACGGCTATCAGCGGAAGCACAGTTTTAGGTGGAACGGTGCGAAAGCCTGTAACACCAAGAGAATTGCTGTTAGGTGACGATGGCTATTGTGCACAGCATGGATGGCAGATGCATTGGAACAATCTGACATATGAAATATTAGAGCGTAGAGGAAGCGACAAGCGGAACTCGGTCATCATTCGCTACGGAAAGAACATCATGGACTTCTCCAATGAGGAAGACATTTCTTCCGTGTACGATGGCATCATCGGCTATGTTCATGTACCGAGCAAATGGTTGAACTCAATCAACAGCGACCTGATCCCAGTGACAGCCGGAACAACACCACAGCATGTTCTGATGGTAGACCTCTCAAGCAAAGCTGACGGTTACGAAAACCCACCGAGTGCGACAACCGTGACGAACTGGGCGAGAGAATGGATGGCAGAGAACAACATCACCGTGCCGAAAATAGCAATCGACATTGATCTCGTTTCACTGGAAGACAACGGCGAATATGACAAACTGAAGGACTTGGAAGGCTTGGAACTGGGCGACACCATCACAGTCAAAGTGGGCGACCTTTCACTCGATGCAACAGTCACGGAGGTGACCTACGATTCACTGACTGAACGGTACACGAACATCGTGCTCGGCAACTATCGTCCAAGCCTTGCGAATACTATCCTCGGACTGGTTGGAGATAACTCGACAGCGTTATCAAACACACAGCAGGAATACAATTCGACATTTCAGAGCATGAAAACACAGTTGCTGTTTGATTCCTACAACTCGAACGAAGCAAGCGACTGGTCATCGACACGTTACAACCAGTACAAAATTAGTGGAAACGGATTCATAATCCTGTCCATCAACACATACACAAACTCGAACACATCGTATGGAAACCTGAAGGCATACATCCGGCACTCAACGGACAACGGTTCAACGTGGGATTGGGACGGATATGTTGCATCAAGACACGATTCAACATCGGCAGTTTCTGAAGATGGTATCTCGTTGACGATACCGATGGCAGTGACAGACGGCGAACTGATCAGAGCCGTTTGGCAGATTACGAAGGAAGACCGCAAGATTTGTAGAGTGAAGATGCTCGGCATCGGAGTCACAGCAGAACAGACTGTGAACGGAGGTTCATTATGAGAGAAGAACAGACAAGACCACAGGACGATTTCGAAGAAGCGTGTCGCAAGAGCGGAATCAAGATCGAAGAAGTACCGCCCAAGGATGTTGAAGATGAAGGAAAAGGAGCATCGGCACATTTACGAACCAGTGCTCCTTCCTACGATAACCCTTGGTATATCGGAGCTGCGTATGGTGGTTATAACCGATGCATTCTGATTGACGGAAAGTCCTGTCTTCCGAACTGTGTCGGATATGCACATGGTGCATTCATGGAAGAGGTTGGAGACACATCGAACTGGAGAGTGCCGACATGCAATGCCCGTGATTTCAAAGCAATGGCTGAACGAAACGGACTGCCAACAGGAAGCGAGCCGAAACTGGGAGCAATCATCGTGTGGTGGTCAGATGGCTTCGGTCATGTCGGTATCGTAATAGGAATCAGCGGAGACACCATCACGGTCGCTCAGTCGAATTACGGTGGAACTAGATTCTTCCTCACACAGCACACGAAACCATACAACATCTATGGTCAGACCTGCATCGGCTTTATCTACAATCCGAAACTGGACGGCAAGTGGAAGAAGAACGATGTCGGTTGGTGGTGGGAAAGAGGTGACGGCTCTTATCCGATGAACGAGTGGGAGTATATCAACGGCAAGTGGTATCACTTCAATGCCAAAGGATATATGCAGACAGGATGGCTCAAACTGAACGCTTGGTATTATCTCGAACCGAGCGGAGCAATGGCAACAGGATGGGTCAAGGACAACGGTAAATGGTACTACTGTGATTCAAACGGACACATGAAAACTGGATGGGTCAAAGATGACGGCAAGTGGTATTACCTCAATTCAGACGGAGCAATGAGAACAGGATGGTTAAACCTCAACGGCAAGCACTATTATCTCGGAGCAGACGGTGCAATGCTGACAGGCAAGCACACTGTTCCGTGTGTATTCAATGAAGATGGAGAACTGATATGACCGAGTTAAATGTATTACAAGCCGATATCTCACAGAGACTCTGCTTCACATCGGCTCTGTACCAGTGGGATTACGGACAGATTCTGCTTCCGACCGGAGTAGAACTGCCGACAGCCTATGAGGTACACTTTGCCGTACCGAACACCGATACCACAATGACGGTCATCGGTGGAGCGGACGGAGTTGCGATTCCAGACGAGCTGCTTCAGTCTTCAGGGCAGATCGTAGCGTATATCTATCTGCACAGTGGTGAGGATGACGGCGAGACAGAATACAAAATCAACATCCCTGTGAAGTCTCGCCCACAGCCTTCAGATTACGAACCAACACCAGTAGAACAGGATGTCATCACACAGACCATCGGTGCTGTTCAGTCTGCGATGGATAAGTGGCAGAACATGACGGCAACGGCAGTCACGCTTCAGCCGGACGAGGAAGCCACAGCATCCTACGCTGACGGTGTTCTGACACTGGGCATTCCCAAAGGCGAAAAGGGTGACGATGGACAGGGTGGAAGCACAGTTGAGTCGGTAAACGGCAAGGTCGGAGCAGTGGTTCTGAATGCATCTGATGTAGGAGCACTTCCTGTCACCACAACGATTCCGAGCAAGACAAGCCAACTGACAAATGACAGTGGATTCCTTACTTCCGTTCCTGTTACATCAGTCAACAGCAAGACAGGTTCTGTGGTGATCAATGCTTCCGATGTGGGAGCAATCTCGACCGAGGTTGACCCAACTGTACCATCATGGGCGAAACAGCCTTCAAAGCCTTCGTACACGGCTTCTGAAGTGGGAGCATTACCAAGCACAACTGTTATTCCTTCCAAGACTTCGCAGTTGACCAATGACAGCGGTTATATCACTTCTGCACCAGTATCTTCGGTCAACGGTCAGACAGGGGCGGTGGTCATTCCTGTCGCTACAACATCCGCAGACGGCTTGCTGTCAGCAACTGACAAAGGCAGACTGGATGCTTTATATGATGACTATTCAAGTGCTATGACAGCACTGGGAGTGTGATATGAGCAAACCATTAACAGACTCAATAAATACTTTAACACGCTA